AAATGAGATTAAACAAAGCGATTTTGATGGCAGAATAGATATATTCCCTGTCAGTAATCCAGATATATTCTCTACCAGTCAACGTATTGTTATGGCTCAAGAAATGATGCAGTTAGTTCAATCTAACCCGCAGATNCATGGTCCAGGTGGTGTATACGAAGCTTANAAAAGAATGTACGCCTCTTTAGGTGTNGACAATATTGATGCTTTACTACTGCCTCCGCCTCCAGCAGAACCATCACCTTTAGAAGCAGGTATGGAAAATAGTGCTTTATTGATGGGTCAACCAGCGCAAGCGTTCCCTCAACAGAACCATGATGCACATATAGCAGCTCACGTAACACTATTGAACTTGCAACCTGTACAAACCAACGCGCAGGTACAGGCCAATATCATTTCTCACATCATGCAACATTTACAAATGAAAGCAGATATTATTGCGCAACAACAAATGCCACCAGAAGCGATGCAACAATATCAACAGTTGCAACAACAAGCGCAACAAGTCTCACCTGTAGAAGCGCAACAGATACAAGCGCAAGCCAACGATATACTGGCTCAGTTCAGCGCTCCTATCATGTCAGAGTTGATGACTCAGTTCTCGCAACAGATAGGTACTCCGCCAGAAGAAGATCCTTTGGTGACAATTAGGAAACAAGAACTGGCTCTTAAAGGACAACAACTAAATCAAGAACAACAACAGTTTATGGTGCGTGAAGAACAACGTCAGCTAGATCAATCTACACAAGATCAGATAGATAGAGAGCGTATTAACACGCAGCGTGACATTGCAATTATGAAGGACGAAACCACTAAGGATAGACTCGACCAACAAAAAGAACTAAAATTAATTGATATCGGACTGAAAGGTTTATAAATATGATAAAAAGTACAAAAGTAAGTGACCAGAAAACGCCTAAAACTTTAGACGGCAAGCAATCGTATTCCAACAAAGGAAACGTTGTGACTCGTAAAAGTAAGTCTTTTGCTGCCAGCACCAAAGCCACTCCAGGTATGGGTAAAGGTAAAGCAAGAGGTATGGGCGCTGCCGAATTCGGCGGTAAGTTTTCTGGAGTTTATTAATGGATGATTTTTGGCTCGTTGAACTCTTAACACAAAGAATCAATGAAAAAAAATTAGACTTAGAAAGTCTAATTATGAACGGAGCCAAAGATTACGATGAATACAACTATCTACGTGGTCGTTACAATTCCCTCGAGGACGTAGAATCAGAAATAAGGGAATTGCTAAAAAGGAGTGTCAACAACGATGAACAAGGTATTAGTACCTGACCATATCGCAAGAGAAGTCGAGGAAGAAAAAACAGAACCCGTAGAACCTACCAACCCAGAAATAGAAGAAGCCTACGTCAAAACAGACGACAGAGTATTAGATCCAACTCTTCTAGATAAATCATTTGTAGAACGCATGCCCCAGCCTTCAGGTTGGAGGATGTTAATCCTACCCTATAAAGGAAAGGCCGTTACTAAAGGCGGAATCCATTTAGCAAAAGAAACCGTAGACAGAGAATCACTAGCAACTGTAGTTGCTTACGTCGTTAAGATGGGTCCTCTTTGTTACGCAGACCAGAACAAATTTGGCGATACCCCTTGGTGCCAAGAAAAAGAATGGGTATTAATTGGTAGATATGCAGGAGCTAGGTTCAAGCTTGGTGACGATGCAGAGTGCCGTATTATTAACGATGATGAAGTCATTGCAACAATAGACGATCCTGACGATATAGTCAGCGTCTAACATGAGGAAATATCATGCAAGAAACTGAAAATGCTGTAATCGAAGAGGTTCAAGAACCTACTGAGATTGTAGAGCTAGAAGAAGAAGTAAAAGAAGATTCTCCAGTAGAATCTGCTCCTATAGAGGATGTCTCGGTTGAAGCCGAAAGTGAATCTAAAGATGCAGATGAATTAGAGAATTATTCTCAAAATGTGCAAAAGCGTATATCTACGCTGACTAAGAAGATGCGAGAACAAGAACGCGCTGCTGAGTCTGCTTATGAGTATGCAAGGAATTTGCAAGCCGAGAACCAGAACTTAAAACAAAATAGTACCCAAGTTAATCAGAACTATCAGTCAGAAGCTGAAAGCCGATTGAAAGCACAAAGAGCGCAAGCTAATTCTGTTTTGAAATCTGCTTATCAAGATCAAGACTGGGACAAGGTTACTAAGGCACAAGACATACTAGATAAGATAACTGTCGAAGAGAGTAAATTGGCTAACACCAAAATGACTGTTGATACAGCTCCTGTATATCAGACTTATCAACAACCTCAAATGCCACCTCAACAACCTCAAGCACCCGACCCAGCAGCAGAAGATTGGGCTGGTAAAAACGAATGGTTTGGTAGCGATGAGGCCATGACTTTGGTAGCTTTTAACATACATAAAAATTTAGTTGAAGAAGAAGGGTTTGATACAAACGATTCTTCGTACTATACTGAAATTGATAAACGTATTAGAGCTGAGTTTCCACACAAGTTTAACAATGGTGGAGAAGTTCAACCCAAGGGGAGAATACAACAAACAGTTGCCCCAGCAGGAAGATCAGAAAGCTCTGGACGCAAACGGCAAGTAAAACTCACTAAGAGTGAAGTCGAAATGGCACGTCGTTTGAATGTACCGTTGCAAGAATATGCAAAACATATAAAGAGGTAAGCAAATGACAGATAAAAAAGAATTAAATGAATCAATTGATGCGCAAGCATCTACTGAAAACAGAACACCACGTTCTGCTGAAACTCGAGCTAAAGATACTGCTCGCAAACCCTGGCGTCCCCCATCAATGTTGGAGACACCACCTGCACCTGAAGGATATTCCTACAGGTGGATTAGAGCTGAAATCGTTGGACAGGAAGATAGAAAAAATGTAACTGCTAGGTTAAGAGAAGGTTTCGACCTTGTTAGAGCTGAAGAGTTAGATGGATTTGAAATTCCCACGCTTGACGATGGAAGGCATGCAGGTGTTGTATCCGTGGGTGGTTTGCTATTGGCTAAGATACCTGATGAAACGCGACAAGAAAGGAACGCCTATTTCCAAGGACGCGCTCAAACGCAACAAGATGCGGTTGACAATGATTTAATGCAGGAATCTGACCCAGCCTCTCCGATCTTAAGACCAGAGAGAAAAACAAGCGTAACTTTTGGAGGTGGTAATCGCGAATAACGATTATTACTTAAATATAACTGACTGAATAAAGGATACTTATTATGGCAAATAAAGATGCACCTTTCGGGTTTCGATCAGTAGGCAAACAAGGTGGCAGCGTCGCAAATGGCGGTGTTACTGAGTATAGTATTGCTTCTGGCGCAACTGGAAATATCTTTTCGGGCGACCCAGTCAAGATGTTGAACACTGGTACTATTTTAGTAGCTGGTGCCGCAACAACTTTATTGGGAATATTCAGAGGATGTAAGTTCACGGATAGTAGTGGAGACGTAGTGTTTTCATCACACTTTCCAACAACTACAGTATCTTCTGATATTGTTGCTTTTGTAGAAGATGATCCCAAAACTCTGTTTGAAGTACAATGCACTGGTTCTTTAGCGCAAACTGCTGTAGGTAACAACGTCGAGTTGGCCTACACTGCTGGCTCTACAAAAACTGGTATGTCTGCGGCTGAGATTTCCTCAACCACAGCAGCTACTACTGCTCAGTTTAGAATCGTAGGATTCTCTACTGATCCATCAAACAGCACAACGGGCTCAGCTAATATAAACGCAATCGTATATATTAATGAGCATTTCTACACCACAGTAACGGGAGTATAATAATGGCAATTAACAGATCGCAATTAGCGAAGGAACTAGAGCCTGGATTAAACGCCCTCTTTGGGATGGAATACTCTAGGTATGAAGCGGAACACGCTGAAATTTTTGATACTGAATCTTCTGACAGAGCGTTTGAAGAAGAAGTGTTAATTTCAGGTTTCGGTAATGCTGAAGTAAAAGCTGAAGGAACGGGCGTTAGATTCGATAACGCTAACGAAGGCTACACTTCTCGTTACACACACGAAACTGTAGCGTTAGCTTTTGCTCTAACTGAAGAAGCTGTTGAAGATAACTTGTATGACAGACTTGGTGCTAGATACACTAAGGCTCTTGCAAGATCTATGGCAAACACTAAACAAATCAAAGCTGCTGCTGTATTGAACAATGCGTTCTCTACAACAGGTGGTGACGGTTCAACACTAATAGCAACTGACCACTCTTTAGGTGGCGGTGGCACATTAGCGAACCGTGCAACTACAATGGCAGATTTGAATGAAACTTCATTAGAAGATGCGTTGATAAATATATCAACGTTTACTGATGATAGAGGTTTAGCAATTGCTTTGAGAGGAATGAAACTTATCGTTCCACCTCAACTTCAATTTGTCGCTGACAGACTCTTACAATCCCCAGGGAGAGTAGGAACATCTGACAACGATATTAACGCTATCAGAAACATGGGAATGTTACCTGACGGTTATGTAGTTAATCACTACTTAACTGACACAGACGCTTTCTTCATCAAGACAGATTGTCCTGATGGATTTAAGCACTTTGAAAGATCACCAATGTCTACGGCATTAGAGGGAGATTTTGATACTGGTAANATGAGATACAAGGCTAGAGAAAGATATTCATTTGGATTTTCTAACTTTAGAGCTGTATACGGTTCTCAAGGAGCGTAAACTCTATAAAAGGAAAGGGGGCTTNGGCTCCCTTTTTTTTTGTTCATTTTTCTTATTATCTGTTATACACTAGGAAAGACTAGGATAATAATTTTGTTTTATCGACTGACCTAGCAGACTAGCCGAGACGATAAGACTTATTTCCCAAGGAGGAAATTATGGCAAATTCGACATTTAGCGGGCCAGTTAGGTCCGAAGGTAATTTTGATCTAGTCAGTAAAGATTCAACATCTGGATTAGTATCAAATAGAACCATATCAGATGGTGTTCAAGATTCTAGAAGATACTATCTAAAAGAATGGTGGGACTTACTACCAAAATTACAAACCTTTATGATAGGTTCAGCTACCAAAGACTTTGGATCTATAGCTGATGGTAATGAAGAAGAACAAGATATAACTGTAACTGGAGCAGCACTAGGTGATTTTGTAGTAGC